TGAAGAACGGAATGTTGCGGCAGCCGAGGTTGCCGAGGATGACATCGCTGTTGTCATCGGGCAGGATGGTCGCACCCAAGTCCCTGAAGTGAGCGTCGCTGTAGCCGCCGACCGACTTCAGCCTCACATAGATCTTCTTGCGGATGCCGAACTGGTTGCTCTCTGTCGTGTTTCGCGTGCTGAACTGCAGGTTCGATGCCGCGCCGACGATGGTGAATTCCTTCGCCTCAGAGAGAGGACCTTCCTGGCCACGCCAGACGTGGCAGAACTTGAATTCGTAGGTGCCCTGCGGCCATGCGGTTCCTGCGCCTGCAGCGATCTCCGTGATTGTGAGGTCGGATGCGAAGGCCGGGAAGTCGGCGACGGTGAGGACCTTCTCAGGGAAGTGCGAATAGGGAATCCATTCCTGTGGCTGGCCAACGATGTCGAGCCTGAGGTTGAGCTCCTCATCCTCGCGCTTGGTGAGCTGGTAGAAGTGGATGTATCCGTCGGTGCCTGCCTCGGCCGTGTTGCGGCAGCCTGCCGACAGGGGCTGGTTGCAGTCGTTAGGAAGGATCAGGTAGCGCTGGAGGACGGTGGCAGTCGCCGTGTTTGAAGATGCGTGCCAGCCAGCAATCCGGTTGCTCGTCTTGGCGAGCTTCGAAAGGTAGGTGCGGTTGCCGCCAGGAATGCTGTCAAAGTCGCACTTGTCGATGATGTATTCGCCATTGTCCCTCACATCCGCGCAGTTCGACAGCGTCAGGATGGAGCCCTCGTGGCGGTAGGTGAGCAGGTTGGCGGTGTTGGGAATGTAGTTCTGGAGGGTGGTTGTTGATGCCGCGAATGCAACCGTTCCCAGGTTGACATCGGGCGTCGTGTAGACATCAAGCTCGGCCTGCGACCACTGCCACGGGTGCATGCCAAATAGGTCATCCACCACCTCATTTACAATGCGATTCACCTCAGACTTGTAGGTATCAACTTGCGGGTCGTAGTCGATAATCGACCCAATCATTTCCCTGATCTCTTTTAGGTTCATCGCATTCCTCTTGAGGTGGTGGAAGTCCTACAGGTTACGGGCGGCTCCCAGGATTTCCCAGGAGCCGCCCCACCTCCGCGGGATCAGAAGCCGGCGCAGTTCACGAGAACGAGACCCTTACCAGGAGCGGCAACGGTCTCCAGCGCAACGGCCACCTGCGGAGCAGTGGCAGCGGCGATGGTATCCAGAGAGCCAGCGGTAGCGGTCACGGTGAGGACATCGCCCTGCGACAGGGCGAGAACGTTCGCCTCGCAGACGCCGCGAATGCAGACCGGAACGAGACCACCGACAGTAGCCTGCGCGGCGAGGGCAACACCAACGACTGCGGTGCGCGCAGCGTTGGTCGAAGCCTGCCGAACGGTCGTCGCAATCTTGACGTCCGTGAGACCCGCGGTGACGAGGTCGAGGCAGACAATATCGCCCGCAACAATCGCTTCACCAGCGAAGAAGGTCTCCACGGTCTGGCGATTCGAAGTGCCGAGGGGAAGGGCCGCGCCAGTGACTGCGTCAGTAAGCGGTCCGAGGTACTGAATGGTAGAAGCTGTAGCCATTTTGTTTTCTCCTTAGTGTGGGTGGCGAATCAGGTTTCAGCGTTGGAGATGACACCCTGCGACGCAAGGTGGTTGACGTAGATCTGAGCGCGGACGAAGACGTTCGAAGAGCGAGCAGCGTAGCCGCTGATGAATTCGAAGTCGGTCATCGTGAAGTCAGCGTCGCTGTCCATGACCATCTTGATGTGCTTGGTGTTGAGGGCATAGCCAGAGATGGTGGTCGCGTTCTTGCCGATGGTGGGCAGGAAGGGGTCGACGTACATCATGGCGCCGTTGAACGCAAGGGCGAGCTTGCCGCCGTCAAGGGTCTTCTCGTCGATGAAGCGCTCGTTCGCGAACAGGAGCTTCTTGTAGTTCTTGTACAGGTTCGGCGAGGCGAGGATCAGGTTGGGAGCGCTCGCATCAGGGGTCCGGACCTGGGCGTCGATGTAGAGCTCGGTGAGGTCCGAGATACCAGTCGAAGCACCGGTCGCGAAGGCGCCCGCGCTGTTCTGGAACTGGTTCTGATAGTCGGCCGGGAAGGCCGCCTTCGAGATGCCGCCGACGGTGTTCGTCTGGGTGCCGAACGTAGCGTCCTCGAGGAAGCCGCTAGCGATCGCGCCGTTCAGGCTGTTCATGTCGGTGAGGATACCCGAAGAACCCTGGATGAGCTGCTTCTCGAGCTCGCGCTTGAGCAGGCCCATCACGGACTTCATGCGGGCCTCGGCGATCGAGACGATCGCGCGGTCACCGCGGTTGGAGAGCTCCTCCTTCTTGTTGATAACAATCGGAGCAACAAAGTCGCACCAGTTGTAAGAGGCGTTCCGGAGCGCGTCCTGGACAGCGAGGTTGACGGGCTCATAGCCGGTCGCGAGCTGGGTGATCGTGCTGTGCTCGGCCAGGATGAGAGGAACATCAACGCGCTGACCACCATCCTGGTAGTCGACGCCACCCTGCTTTTTCATCTGGTCAAGCAGAGGAACAGCCTTGAAAAGGTTGTCGGTCTCATCAGCGAGAAGGATCCTCAGGGTCGAGCTGAGGATGTCATTAGAGATAGCCATTTTTGCTTCCTGTCATTTGGTTGGTTGATTTGGCTTGTCCCGTTCCGGGGGCCTTCATGGTTTGCCGGTTATCCTCAGCTCGAGGGCCGTCAAATACTTATTCTGCTCGCGCGCCTTCATCGCTTCAGATTGTTTGCGACGCGTTTCTTCAGATGATGGTTTGCCTTTGCGATTAGAAGTCTTACCCTTTTTCGCCTCAGACATTTTGAGCCGTGTTTCTTCTGAATGCTTTCTGCCTCGAAAGCCAGCAATATCTGGCGACCAGGCACCACCCACATTTTTGTTGAAGCCGAATTCTGCTGAGCGCTCTGAAGCAATCCAGGCAATCTCCCAGAAGTCGAGCTGCTCAGCGTCGCATTCCATAATCACTTCGTAGCTGAACTTGTCGAGCGGGTAGTTCTTTCGGCGATGATGCCTCCACCGCCCAGCAACGTTCTTCGACTGGCCAATGTAGCATCGACCCGTCTCGTTCTCAGTGATTTTGTAGATGCCGCAAATCATCTTGCCTGCTTTTGCTTCGAATACCAAGTGTATATTTCGTGGGCTTTGAGGCCTGGAGGCGGCTTCATTCCAGCCGCCTGGCGGCCATTCGATGTCTTCAGTCCAAACTGGCGGGCGGTGTCACGCAGGTGGGCAAGCTCGGCGGCCTGCTCCTGCTGCTGCTTGATGACGGTCTCAGCCTTCACGAGCTTGTAGGCCGTCGGCAGGTCGAGGGCTGGGTTCTCATCGAGGAGCTTCTTCACGCCCGTCTTGATCTCGGGCTGGAGGAGGTCAGGATTTTCGGCCTTGAACTTCTCGTAGCGCATCTTGATCTGGTCGAGCTTGTACTGGTCCTCCAGCGGCTGGACCATCTCGCGCATCCGGCGAGCAACCTCCTCCTGAATCTTCATCTCGAAAGACTTCGGGTCGTAGGGGTCGAGCTCGGTGTTCCTCTCGGCCGTCTCTCTCAGCTTCTCGCTGAAGCCGGTCTTCGAGAGCGCCTCCATCTGGGCCTGCATCTGTCGACGCTCCTCAGCAATCTCCTGCGTCTTCTTGGTGAAGGAGGCGCGGATATTGCTCAGAAGCTTCTGAGCGTCCTCAGGGAGCTCCTTGAGAACCCGATTGTAGTCTATACCCCTATGCTCGCCGGGAGGGAGGTCGGCCCCCTGAAGGTCCTCGAGCGAGATTGTGTCGGGCGTCTTGGGCGGGGCTCCAGCCTGCGCCTTCTCCATCGCCTGCGTGATTCGATCTGCGAACTTGTAGCTCGGACCGGTCTCAGTTGTGGTCTCAGCCCCGGTCTCTGCAGCGGTGGCTGAGGTATTGCCAGTGGCAGTCTCAGTGCTCATACTTTTCTCCTCAGTTGTTAGTCGGCAGTTGCAGTGCAATCATTGTCGCAATTTCTGCGAGGTCCGTGAGCAGGTCTTCAGCCTCATCCTTGTTGATGCCACCTCTGGCAGACTTCACAAGCTTGCCAAGCAGCATTCCAACCCTGACCCACGGAATCGTTATCTTGACGTTCATCCCTTTCCTCGTGCTTGTTTGAGCGCGCTAAGTTATCATCTATGGCGGTGGTGTCTGGCTGTCTGTTACGCAATTCCCATGCGGGCAGCCATCATCTCTTCGTCACCCTCCTCAGAGCCCTCTTCCTCGGGCTCCTCCTCTGCCTCTTCGAGCGCCTCAGTGCCCTTTGTCTCAGAAGACTTGAGAAACTTGACGAAGCCCTTGTCGCCAAGAATCTTTGAAAGCTTTGCAATCTCAATGAGGATGCCCTTGTCGTCCTTCATGCTGTCAAACGAGACCGCATCCTCATCGGCATAGTCGTAGTACGCGGCATTCACGGCCTGGAGAATCTTGAGAATCGCCGTCGGCAGCGGCTCACCCTTCAGGTCGACAATGTCGATTTCAATGGCGGGGGCGCCAAAGAGAGGCGTGACGCCATTGAGCGCCTTCACAAGTGCTTTCAGCGTGGCAGCTTTCGCAGTCACAACGGGAGAAGCATCGGCAAGCGCCTCATCAGTAGCAGCATCGAGCTCGCGGGCAGCTTTCATACCGCTCTCTCCGCCCTTGGGGGAGGTCGTCTCCTCGGCAAACATGTCTTCCATTTTCATCGCAATCTCCTTGTGGGTGTTAGCCATTCACATCTGAGGATAGAAGGCCATCGGCCTTCATTCGATCGACCGAGAATGTCTCGGCAAGGGCTTCACCAAAGTCGGCTCCCCCGGCCATTCTGTCTCTGACGACGGAAACATCCTTGGCGTGCTGGAGGTGATCCAGGCACTGCGAATCGATGTTCTCATTGATGACCCTGTCGTAGGAATTTCCTTCGAAGACATCCTGGAATCGGACGAGGCCTCGGCTCTTCGCAATCTGCTCGGCCTGGCGGTCGGACGTGACATAGCAGCCGAGGCCCTTGTTGTAGACGCCGGTGACGACGCCCTGGTCTCCCCAGCCGCTCGCCGTCTTTGCTGGCGCCGTGATCATCCTGCGCATCTCGACGCCGCAGGAGCAGACGACCTCGACCCGCTGGAGCTTCTCCCAGCTCATCAGCCTGTCGGCGTTCTTGCCGCATGCGACACACTTGAAAGAATAGATCGGCATATCTTACGACCTCGGAATGAATGAGCCCAGGTTAGCGCCGGCTCCCTGTGCGGTTCCAGCAAGCGCCGCAGGCGATGCCGCTTCGCGGGCATCAGGGGCAACCTGGATTCCCTGGCCTTCAGCAGCGCCGACGACGCCGGGCTGGCCGCCTGGCTTCACAGACTGGAGGAGATTCTCAGGCAAATTGAGGGCCCGAACAATCTCAGCAAGCAGGTCGCTGTTTGGCACGCCCAGGCTCTGGAGGAGAGGAACAGACTGCAGGAATTCCCGCTTCCTGACCGATTCAGAGATTGGCGTCGAAGCCTGGTCAAGGGCATAGATGACAAAGTCGTCGGCAAGGTCCTTTGCACTGATGAACATGAGCTCACCGTCGATGACCACGCCTTCAGCCTCTCCTTCATCTTGAAGGTAAAGCGCTATCATCCCGAGGTAAATACGAGCGATGCCTTCGATTGCCTTATCCCGCTCCCTTGCCATCCGACCGACCTCTGACGAGGTGTAGGCGGCGAGGGCTACGATCTCGGTGGCTGATGCTCGCGTCGATTCGCCCCTTGTGAATGGAGCGAACATAGAACCCTTGTCCTTATCCGCCTGAACCATCGCGTAGTAAGCCTGCATTTCTCCAGGCATCGGGTTCTGGGGGACAGGAGCAATGATACCGCCCAGACTATCATTGTCCACTTCAATAAAGAGACCATCAATGCCGCTTGTAATTTGAGACATCTGCTCTTCATCTAGGGCTCCTTTCTTGACGAGGTACTGGCGGCTCGCTTTCCTGACGGCATTTGCCTGATATGAGCGGATGACGTTCGTCTCAAAGACTTGGTCATACACGCGGGACATCGCACTGTAGCCGTCCAGCGGCTTGTCAGGAATGCGGTTGAAGTAGAGGGGAATGATGTTGACGATCGGCTCGCCATTCGCTGAGAAGAACGGGATTGGGCCTTCCTCGAGCCACGCTTCGCCGCCCTTCCACTGAGGAGACCAGAAGTACAGCTTCCCGTTCAGCAGGTCGTAGATCTCGACGAGGCGAATGTACTTGAACAGGTCGTCTCCGTCGGGACGCTCCTGCTCATGCTTGCGCTCCTTATCATCGAAGTATTCCTGCAGTTCGAGGCTCTGGAACTGCTTGTTGCCGAACTTTTCGCGGGCATCGGCAAGGGAGCAGTAGTAGCTGTGTCCCACATACTTCTGCTCGTCCCAGCGCCGGGCCTGCCTGTCCAGGATGATTTCCCACGGCGGAACGGCGACGGAAGAGATCCTCCGAAGCGGGTCTGAGGATTCGCGGGGCGACAGCTTCAGGAAGCTGTTCGGATAGATGAGGGCAAGGCGCGCAGCATCCTCAATCACCTCACGCTGGGAGAGGAGGAAGTTGTTGGCGAGGGCGGCAGCCTTCTTCGGATCACCACCGGCCCGCAGGCCCTTCTTTGCGATGATGCCAGGATTGCGGGTGAAGAGAGAATTCACAAACGATTCGATGAAGCCAAACGCATCGGCAGTCTCGATCGTGATCTGGGAGCGATCGGATGCTTCATCAGACCAAAAACGCGTTTCATAAGCGCGCTTGTACTTATAGAGCTGCTCCTTTCGATCGTCCCAATATGTGTCGTGGGCGTTCACAATCTGGTGAACGTTCTCTCGGGTGACAGAAATTTTAGGCATGAGACCTCTTCCCTCTTATTTATAGAGCCGCTGGGCGGGTGTTCTCTTCAAAGCTGCCGGACGCCAAGGTATTTTCTGTGCGAGCATCTTGTTTGCGCGGGCCTGCTTCTTCCAGATGTCGATCATGTTGCGGCGCGTCTGGAAGTCGGCAAAGTCTGGAACGGATTCGGCGCATTCAAGGGCGAGGCAGAAGCTCATCACCAGGTCGTCGTGGCCGCCGCGCTTCGCAGCGCAGGAGCCCCACTTGTTGGGAACTAGTCCCTTGATTTCATCGACGAGGTCCTTGTGGAGCTCGCTGTATTGGCCCAGCTCAAGGGCCTCCCGCAGCCGCTCGTACAGGCGCACCTTCGATGTCTTGTCGGTCTTCCAGTCTGCGCCCTTGTCGTTCTTCCACAGGGGAACGCCCCACGCTTCGAGCTGGCCTGTGATGACGGCACCGACGCCATTGCTCTCAACGAGGAGGGCGCATTCGTTCCACCGCTCCCATTCCTCGAAGACGA